CTTTCAGTCTTTGCAATCTTATTAGCTTTATTTCTTCTCTTCTTTTCAATGGTTCTATCTTTGGAACTTCTCATAAATATATCTCCTGGTTATGTTGGTTAAATCATTGCTAGCTCCCCTGATCAGAGTTCTCTGGCACTACATACCTAAAGTATCCAAGAGTATCGGACTAACTAGTAGTCTTGTCTTGAACATCGCTAGCAAATATAAATTATTACAGGGCCTCAATCACATATCTCTAGAGGAATGAACTTAGGTCTAGCCTTTATCCTGTCTTTGACTTATGTTGGTACATGTTAGGTATAAGTTGGTATATATATATCATAGACCATGCATGTGTGTGTGTAGTAGGGCAAAAGTTATTACACTAATGCCCTTACACAGTAACTAAAGAACCCAAAGATTCTGTTCAACTTCCATTGCAGCTGATTCGAGAGACTTAAACATAGTGTTAAGATCTTTCTTAGCTGATTGCCATCTATTTACTGCACACTTCTTTATTACTTGCTTCACTTGCATACTAGCTGCAGCTACTAGTCTAGCTTTATTACGAGTAGCACATATAGCTTCAATCACTTCATTTTGTAGATCAGGTACGACATCTTTCACGTCCTGCTCTGTCTTTAGTTCATCTAAATAAACTACGATCATTGTTCTATCTCCTTAATTAATTGTTAGTACTAAGATTCAACTGAAATAAATCAAATCAAAAATAACGTAAAACGATAGTGTAAAAACCCTTTTTAGGGGTACACCTGTGTATATAAGACCACACACTAAAATGCTATAATTTTTGAAAGTTAGGTATAAGTGTCGTATATTACCACCATGAAGACAAGATTGAATATACTGATTTTGCTATGGATTCTCGACAAGATAATCATGATATTGATACTGTTACTTCTCAAATAAATATAAAGTAGTTGCATGGCTTTATTTATCGTTGTATATTAAGCTACCGGTAGTATCAAAGCTATCACCCATCTAGTACACCTGCAATGGTTCTGCTATGAAGGGTCAGACGTTGGGTTGCTACCTCATATAGAGGTTAAAGATTCCCCCGACAACCGGTAAAAATTGCTTAAATATAAACTGAAAGTATGGGAGAATATAACTGGCTTTTAGTGAAATTTTAAGTTAAAGATCCAAAAAGTGAGCCCCTGCTCTCAGGGGATAACTCTATCTAAGATGGAGGTTAAGTATGAAGAAACAGTACAAATTGTCATTTGAATACGATGATGAATCGGATGAAGTTGATAGCCTTTCTGAGATACTTGAAGAAATTAAGATTTCAGATGAAGAAGGTGTTTGGCTTGAAACTGGAGATGGTACAATAAGATTACCTCTGGAAATAGCTGAATATATCGAAAAAGACGGAGTATTAGGCATTGCCTGATCTCCCGGAGCTCCTGGCGGACTCCGGACACATTTAAAACAATGAGACATTATACAGTAAATAACATACAATATACAGTATTTGAATCTGAGGATGAATTACCATCTGATGTCAGTCCAATAAAGGATTGGCGTAAAGGTGGTATATTTGACTGGGTATTAGCCGATGATGGCTGTTATATTCAGATACTACGTAAAGGAACAATGACAAAGCCTAAGGGTAAGGTGCGACAAGTTACGTATATAGGCACCTGTACAGGTACATTCATTGTTTCTCCTAAGACCAAGATGGATACTTCTAAGCGTGTTAACATATATTCATTAGGAGGTGATATTGAAAGAAATCAAAGATTGGACGACAGAGAGAATTTATCAACCCATGAAGAGTTATTTGTTAGATATTTGGCAGGAGGTATTGAACCACGCCAGGCATACATTAAAGCTTTTCCAACCAACAATCCACATTATGCCGGTATACGTGCCGGTCAACTTATTAAAACTGCAAGAGTAAGGAGTGCTATGAAAGAAGAGTTAAAGCCCTATATGGAAGAATTGGGATTAGATGAAAACTATGTACTTAGTAATATAAAGGAGGTAATCGACTCTTGCGACAAGGATGACACTAAGCTGAAAGCCTTGTTTAAGTTAGCAGATATTTTAGATATGGAAGATAAAAATTCAACAAAAGTAACTACAGTGACTGGAGCATTATTTCAAGGATTTACTCCGGAAAAGTTGGAAGAGGTCGAAAGACCTAAGGAAATTGAGTGAGATCCATCCTCATAGATGTTATAAGGTATAAGGTCGCAAAATTAAGATTATGGAAATGGATAGCAATAATAAGTATAGCTTTACATTTATTAAGGAGTTGTTGAATGGCTGAAAAACCTACAGGTTGGACTTCAAAAGATCTTGACTACACGAATGAAATGGCTAATTATATTGATAAGCTTGCTCTTCTTGAAAATAGTATTGGTGCTGGGCTAAAGGGGGACAGATATTTTCCGCATGAAAGTTTAGAGGGTGGAGAGAAGACTATAGCTTTTGGCCATAAACTAAAAGAGGGAGATACTTACTCTGAAGGAATTAGTATTCCAGAAGCTAAGGAATTGCTCGTTAAAGATACTATGGATGCCTATAGAAGAGCTTATAATTCCTATAGAAACAAATATAGCAAAGATGATTGGAATAAATTATCTGATAAATCAAAGGTAGCTCTTACTGAACTTAGTTATAATATTGGAAATACTAAAGATTATGAGGAAGCTTTTTATAGTAAAGATAAGGAAAAAGTTACAGAGTTGATTAGGAAAAGAGGTTATACCGGAACTGAAGGAGAGGTAAATACGCTTGGCCCCAGAAATGAACAAATTATTAGAGACTATATCACTCCAGATGATTGGTCTGAAGAAACATCATACATGAACCAATGGAATAAAGAGGATAATATATTCGCATGAAGAAAACCCCAGCACAAAAAATTAGAGATTATTTCAAGCAGCCTAAGTGGGATGCTTTAACTAAAAGACAAGAGGAAAGATATGGCAGAATACGACAACAAGGCATTTAATAATATGAAGGAAGCAACTGCTAGTGCTTCTGATAAAATGTTTACTGAATCAGAGTATAATATGAACGCAACTAATAAAGAGCGTCAAGATTATGATAGTAGAGCTTATAGTTTATTGCAAAACCTGTATCAAGAAGATAAAGCTAAATATTCAGATATTAAAGATTGGGATTTTAATAAGTACTTAGATAATCTTAAAGATTCGTATTTAGAAGAGAAGTTTATAGGTTCTAAGGAAGGAGATCCTGATTATTATGGTAAGGCGGGGGCAATGCTACGTTCTGTTTATTCTGATGATGTAGGGCAGCTAAAATTAAGTGCACGTAATGTTTCTTCCCAAATGGCATTAGCTAGTGAGGCAAGAGATAGATCTAATATATCTATTAAAGCACCTGAAGCAGAACTATATTAATGCCAGGTTGGTCTAAACCAGATTCATTAATAAGAACTGCTGCTAAAAAGGCTGGACTTATTGACCTTCTTGGAGAAGATTTATATAGTATACTTGAAAGCGGTAAGGCAGAAAAAGATATGCCTCTTGGGGTTACATCTAAACTTGATCTTCGTGAACAAAATATAAATTTTCAGAAAAAGCTTGGTGAAGATCTTATGCTTGACCTTGGTATAAATAAAAGATCTCCATATGGTGGACATAGAGATAGTTTTAGTCTAGGTATAACAAAGAAATTTTAATGGCAAATATAAACACACATAATGTATCCAGAGCAGAAGAAGAGCTACAATTAGCTTATAAAGATTTAATAGCTTTTGGGAAACTTTTTCTTCCGGATGACTTTGAAAGATCAGAGACTCCCTTCTTTCATTATGAAGTAGCAGATGCTTTACAGAATGAAGATCTTAGACAGCTAGCAGTTATTTTACCCAGGGGTCACGGTAAGACTGTTCTTACTAAATGCAACATCCTGCATAACTTCTGTTTTACAAAAGAACCTTTGTTCTATGGATGGGTAGCTGCAAGCTCTAAGATCTCTGTACCAAATCTAGATTATGTAAAGTATCATATTGAGTATAATGATAAACTACGCTATTATTTTGGTGATTTAAAAGGAAGGAAGTGGACTGAAGATGATATCGAGCTTAAAA